AAAGACAGGGGGGGTAGAGCGTTGCCCTAAAAAAGAGCCTTCATCTAGCACACCCTTCTTGCTATTGCAGCTCTTACAGCATGCAACTAAATTATCTAAGTCGTGAGTGCCACCTGCCTTGCGTGGTATAACATGATCTACTTGGTCTGCTTCTTGACCACAGTATGCACAGATGTAACCATCACGCTTCAATACTCTTAAGCGTTGGTCTTTCCACTTCTGTAAGCCAAGCTCTCTATGGCTTGCATCTCTCAATACCAATTGAAAGTTCTCCAATGCTGAAGGGCTAAGCAGGGTTCGTAATAACGACTGCCGATATAGTCAAGCCCCCATCGTACCTGAGACCAGCCGTCCTGTGTTGCAAGCCATTCACTCTTACCTTGAGGAATACCATATACACGATCAGTGCCATTTAAATTACCTATTGCAGCTGGATTCCATGCTGACTCTTTACCCCACAATATAGTCAGGCATTTATATTCTTTATAGTTAAAGTCTAATAGATAGAGAGAATAAGTCTTGTAATCAATATACTCTTTTTGTTGCACTGATTCAGAGCTACCTGCATAAGGCATTATGCATAGAGCTATCCCAATAGCTACTAGCACCCCGCAAGCTACGCCCCTGAAGGGCTTGCGGTGAGCCTTTGAGAGGCTCTGCGCCGTTAGCGTACCATACCGTGTCAAGATGTGCATAACTCGTGTCCTAACTAAGCGTGAAGTGAAGTTCTGTTCCTACTTATCCACAGATGTTAATAACTCTTTACTTAATTCATAAGGAATCATTGACCTATTCTTAGCACCCTTTAATCCTTGAGTGCCAGTCTTTGATCCTCTAGGTGCAGCCTCATGACAAGTAGCACCATTCTTGCAAGCTGGTCTAGCAACCCAATTAGGCACACTGCCCCATAGGTCTGTTGGTTTCATTCGAGTATCACCATAAGCACAATAAGTAATCTGCCTGTGTTCTAGCCCTCGCATGATTGCTTGCTTGCGTAACATGCCTCTAGGGTTCTCTAATAGCCATGCTTTAGGATTAAGAGACTTGATGAGATTAAGAGTAAATAGCACTAATTCAATACTCTTATGAGCTTGCTCAGTTTTAGGAGTCTTATCTTCATTCCAATGATGCCCTATAGATGCAACACTAAAGCTAGTGCATGGCGGTGAAGCCCAGATGAAATCTGGCTGACCATATTTAGTAATTAACATGTCAGCGGTAAGCTGTAGAATATCTCGTTCATGTGCCTCAAAGTATTCATCTAACTCAACCTTAATGATTGTATGCCCTGCATCCTCAAAGGCCTGAGTGCTTGACCCAGTGCCTGAGAAGAAGTCATATATGATCAATCTTTACCCCATCCAGTACCCTTGAAGATTGCTCCTACTGGACTAATAACTTTGGTCATTGGTTCATTACAATAAGTGCAGAGAACTGTTGGTTTGTCGTGCCAGCCATGATGCAATTCATTCTTCAATCCGCATCTTCCACATTTGTAATCGTAGGCTGGCATGTAAGGCATCTCCCAATCATCCATGAACCACAACTGCATCGTTCGATGTCAGTCTCTTTAGGTTCTTTATCTAAGTGTCCGTACTTCAATATGAGTAGTGGCAAGAGATCAGCTAATCGGATGATGCAGGCATACTCCGCTGCATCTTCTCCCTGCCCATTTAGCCGTATGACTCCGAATCCCAATTCCCCCGAAATGGATGTCCGAGCCTTTAATTGCTTTATGTACGCAAGCGGTTGAAATCCAGCGCGGGCTTTGACTTCAACATCGAATGGCACATTGACAATATCCTTGCCACTACCCCTTCCCACACATGCGCCCTGCCACTGAGTCGATAGGTACTCAGCTACAACACGCTCTGTGCGAAAACCTCTGTGCTTTCTGTGCTGACTAATGATTCATCCCAGCCATGTAACCCATTGCTACACCACCAATGAATAGAGCTAATGTTAGATACATAAGCAATGCTTCCTTATCCATTGACTGCCCTGCACTTATTACATGACCATGTGCCAGCAACTACCACGCCTTCTACAATTCTTGCAGTGATTGTAATGTCAGAAGCTAGTGTTGGTTCATTGCATAGTTGGCAATTAACTGTATCAATCATAGGAATGTCCTCGACATTGACCCATCCGTCTGCTGTGTGAAACTCTGCGTACCCCATTATACCCTCGCTTTCTGAGGTTCCCATTTACCATTACTTCCAATGTTGTACCAAATCGGCGGACATTGATCCATGCCACCAGTCTGCCCCTTAGACTGGCATGTCATGCGACCCCATTCTTTGTTGTTCTTTGCACTTATTCCTGTCTGCCATATCATGTCGCCATGAATACATGAAGGAACATTTAGTTGCGTATTAACAATCTCTGCAATTACTGCTTGTTCCTTAAAAGATGTATTCCAGTAATCCACATCAACTGGCTCTTTGACTATCTGTAAAGCTGGATGGTTAGGCGCAACCTTGCTCATTTCTTCGCGGCTAGGACGCTTTCCTTTAGGAGCATAACCCGCATTTGCAAGTGCTCTGCCAATAGCAGATGTCTCGCAATTCTCCAATGCAGAAGTTTGATTGACCCCGCGAGTGCTAACTGTTTCTTCAGCGTACCCTGTCGCCCATGCGATGCTATCTTGGCTAGTTTTGTAGAGATATGCCTTAACAATATATCTACTAGCTTCCACAACTTCCAACTCAGTGCTAATGCGAAAATCTGGATAGTCCTTAATAAACTTTTCAAGTCGAACCTCCACTGGTTCATAATCGGCTAGGTTAAACATAGAGTGCATTCTCCTCTGTCTTAAGTTGTCCAGCGATTGCTAGATAACTGGCTCCATCAATCCAAGAATCGACTCTTGATCCATCTTCGATTGTCCTTGCAATTTTGACCAGCGATAGGATAACTGCAACTTGGTAATCTTCCACTGGCATTTCAAGGTAGGCACTGATAAGTCGTGCTGCTCGTGCCATATTGTCACTTGGGTGGCCGTAAGCGAGTCCTCTGTCCGAGTAAAGGTCGGTGGCAGAACTAAGTATTTCTGCATGTTTCATTCTTGCCAGAAATCTGCTCGATTGACTGCTCTGCCTTTGTGCCATCCATCCCGATGTCCGCGATCATAGGCATCTTTGTATGATTGTAACGCCCATATAATAAAGCTAATACCTGCCCCTATAAGGCATATAATTAGCAGCTTGTCATTGTTGCTCATTGTGTAACCTATCTGCATCCAGTGCCCTCGACTGGCTTACATACTTAGTGTGACATAAAGGCCAGACTAATTAAGGGACATTTGTATAACGAAATGGTAACAAATCTGCCTCATCAATCATGGTGTCGATGGTGCGAACTACATCAAGCGTAAAGTCGTCCATACAGCGTAAATGACCCATCCTTGTTTATAGGCACTAGCATCGGGCTAACGCGGTCTCCATGCGTCTCAATGACTGCCACGCTCATCTGCCAATTAGCACTACCAGCCTTCAAATAAGAGGCTTTCTTCTTGTCCATGACATTTCCTGCCTCTAAGCCCCAAAGAGTCCTGTATGACGCTCCTATGCCCTCTGTGAAGGCACTAATGCCTGCCCTGTGAGTGTGACCACAGACCACAGACTTGCCGAACTTCTTAGCCAGACCTAGAGCTGTCAGTCCAGCATTGGAGTTCATTGATCCTTCATCGCCATGGACTAAGACCCATCCCTTATGAAACTCGAATGGTCTTTTATGGAAGCGGATTCCGAGTCCAGCGAAGTCCATAAACTTTGCGTATTCCAGTTCTGGTAATCCGATGAGGCTAGGTGCGCGTAATAGTGTGTGGTATAGGCGGTCTGTGTGATTGCTCCGAGTGACATCTGTTGTGCCGAGCTCATAGAGAATATCCTGCGCAAGGCTTCTGTCAGCATCTAGCGTTCCTTCCCACTCTAACTTAGTACCCTGCGCCCAGCGAGACTGGCTCTGCATATCTAACTCATCGCCTGTGTTTAGGATGAGGTCGAACTTTTCCCGCTTGACTAACTTGATAAGATTCTTAACAGCTTGCTCATGGTGATATGGGATTTGTAAATCCGAGATAACCAAGTATCTGCGTTTAATCATCATCCTCATCTTCATAATCGCCGAACTTTTCAGGATCGACTGGGTCTGGCAGAATCCATGCAGGATAGGACTGAGTATCAGTAATCATAAATAGCGCGACACCTTCAGCGAAACCCGCTTTACGCAATGACTTCCAATACTCATGTAATCCGATGCAGTAAGCATCAAGTTTTGAGTAACCCTGTTCCTCTAGCTCTTTTGCTTTTCTTGCCATAGCAGAATGTTACCTGTCTAGTAAGATGTTGTAGATTTCATCAACTCGCGTGTTGAGTCTTTTAATCTCAGATAAAAGATGCGTAATGACATAACCAGCAAGACCCCCAATGACACCAAGAGTTGCTAGATAGAAAGTAAAAAAGTCTTGCTGCGTCACTTCTTAATTCCCATAGCGGGGTCATTGACATTGAGATAGCGCATGACTGGTGGCAGAATAGAAGCAACACCTGCTGCAATAAGAGCCTTAGGGTCTGTGACCCCAGCAGCTGCCATTGAGATTACTGCTACTAAAAAGGCTCTAGCCCAAGAACCTGCTGCTGTCTTTAGTTCATTCATTATTTTCCGCCTAACATAGGTATTTGAAAAAACTCACCCAATAAGTCAGCTTCTTTCTTAAAGCTAACATGCATGTGGTGAAGGTGTTTGTTAGCCCCTGTGTAGTTGCGCCACTTCCAGTTGAGGACGGGAGACGCAATCCTGCCGTTAAATATAATGTACGAGATGCGCTTTTCTGCCTTAGACTTGCAACTGATTCGAAGTTGATCTGCAAGGTCTGGCATGATATGCGGTTTGACTCCTGCACCGAATAGGTCTGCGTCAATGTCAATGGCACGAACCCAGCCCTGCTCATCTGGATTATGATCAGACTTGCGAGCAGCGTGTCGGGTATCACCGACCCAACCATCCGATGCCCTATCACGATCTGGGAAGGAATCATCTAACTGTTCCCTTAATTGGATAGCAGCTTTAGATAGATGGGGCTTCATCTGAAACCATTGGTGTGAAGTGTTCCGCTTGCATAGCCTCGTAGGTTGATTTCAGCATTGAGGTAAAAGACCCATTTCCGTGGTCAATTAAGGCGTGTTCTATAACTTGCTCAGTTATTGGGTCAGTTACTTGAATAAAAGTTACATTGTCCATAATTATCTCCTAAAGTTCCGCGTTAAAAGCAATGTTTTGTGAATACCAGAAAATTGGCTGTCCTAGCACTACTCCAGTCACGTTTGCATCTACTATTCCACCTGTTGTGCTGCTGGAGTTGAAGGTCAAAGTGCTAGGCGTAATTATTGCGACACCTGGATTAATTAAAGCATTCGTAAGCGTTGAAAAGGTAATAGATGTTGGTGCTATTCGCATTTGTGTATTAAACGGATAATACATAGCAACATTTGTTGTCGAGGATGCAGCGCCTTTACCTGTACCTGTACTTAAAACTTGGTAGTAACGACTACAAGCGGCTAATTCTCCTTGAATTGTTCCAGTTGCAGTTTGGAAAGCGGTAGCAACTGAACCTGCTTCAAGTTGCAAGCCCCATATTTCAAATGTGTTTGCTTGCAAGCCAAGCGAAGCAGTTCGACTATTAAAATCTGAACCAGCACTAAACCAAAAAATTGGTGAAAGTCTTGAATTCGCGCCAATAGTTTTTCCAGAAACAGATGTAACTGCAATAGTGAAACTATAACGAACCCAAGATGTGGTGATTGCCGTCTTTGCTGCACCAATGCCAAAGACTGTTGCAGAACCACCACTACCAAAGTTTTGTGCTAATTCGACAGCAATTGATGGAGTGCCAGTGGCTGCCTTTGCCCAAAATGATAAAGTCACAGTTTGACCAGCAAAAGTTCGAACATCTTCTATTCGTTGTGCAATTTGAGAAACGCAAGTAGTGGCAGTTTGACCAGATGAGACCCAACGGAAATAATTAATTGATTCATAACCTGCTGCTGGTGCTGCGCCTGGTGTAAAAATCTGAGCACTAGCAGTATTTGTGCCGTCTCCTTCAATACCAATTAAAAATCTATCAAAAGTATAAGCACCATTGGTAGTTGAAGTAGAAAATGCTCTCTGATTAACTCCAAAGTCACCATTAATGATCTTGTTTTTACCAGCTTGACCATAGCCGACATTCCAGAGTGATGCATCGACAGAATCGCCTAGTGTCTCGATGGCTGTTGCGCCATTTTTTACTAGATCGCTGGATGTGGGTACGACCCACTGATAATTCGGGGTGACTGTTGCCATGTTAGTTTAGAACTCCTGTCGCGTTAGACCAGATAAGTGTAGCATTTACACCACTCCAGATTATTGAAGATGGGACGATTGTTTCCCATTGTGGTTGCACAATGGAGAAATCTGTAGCTGAGATAAATAGGGTGACATCCACAGAAGATGGAGTTGCTCTGAAGGTTACATCCTCGACAAAGCCATCGAAAGAGCCACCAAAGAAGTTAGATGGCAGATTGTCAATATAGACAGGCTGACCAAAAAACGCACTGATAAGGCTATCCCGCATGGCATCTGGCATGTCTGTGTTATCTAATCTAAAGGTGATGGCTTCTAACTGGGCTCTAGGGTCTTTACGCAGCTCTAACTCACGGGTGGCAATAGAGGTGATGTCAGTCAAGGTCTTAATGTTGGAATCTGTCGATTTCTCGAATGTGCCATAGTCAGCAATAGAGTCCGCATCCGATGCTTGGTAGGTAGAGCCATAACTAGCCCCATAGCGATAGATGAGCGAGTTGCGCAAGCGGCCAGTCTGAGTAGTTGCCTTGATACTGGCAGGGGTTGTGTATGCTCCGTCTAGGTTAGTAAAGCCATAGGTTGAAAGATAAGTAGTGCGATGGTCTGCATCATCATAATTGACATCGCCAGTAGTGACATCTTCATAGATTTGGCCTAGAGCAGAAGTGGCTATCTGATCTACTAAAGTGCTGGATTTAGCAGATGCACTAGCTGCAAGATTGACCATAGTGTAGAAGCCAGTGTCGATAGTGCCAGTATAACCAGCCTCAGCCCATGTCTCAGTTGGAGCATAAGCAGCCCAAGTAATTGCAGAACTTACTTCAGCCCAAGTAGTGTCGAGAGCTGCACCAAGAATTGCTGCAATCTGTGCGCCATCTAAACCTTCAGCCAGAGCAGTGTTATAGATTGCCTTAGTTACTTTAGAGAGTGCGCCAATGCCTAGAATGCTTCCATAAGTAACATATCCTGTTTCCTCTGGGCTTCGCACTCCAATAGTAAAGTCCGACACCTCGCCAGTAAAGACTCTCACATAAGTGCCAGAGCTATTCTTTAACTCAAGGCTAATAGGCTCTGTGATATTGATAGTAAAATCTGCCCCTGTGGTATTGATAATCTCTGCACGACAATACCCAGCAGTAGCTTGTCGATCGATGTCAATGCGACCAGTTGATAGGCTTACACTGGTGACAGTTGTATAAACATCATCACCTACAGTAATTCGCCATTCTGGGAGCCATGTCATAGTACGTTATTTAAGCCATTTCTAAGCGTTCCACGATTGACTGCATCTTGGATAACTTGGTCAAGGGCTTCTGCAATAGCGTTAGGGTCTCCCACACCAGTATTGATGATTACATTCATGTCGTAGTTGCGGTCTCTGTTTTGGCTTGGATTGTAGTTAATCCCAGCAACATTGGCAGAAGCAGAAGATTGTGCAAGTTGAGCAAATAAATCATAGTTGCGGTCTCTGTTTTGAGATGGGTTGAATGTAACCCCCGGAATTAGTTCAGTAGTTCCCTTATTTTTGTATTCGCTGCCGTTACCAAAATTGCTACCCCCACCAGTTGCGCCTTTGCCCATTTTGGCTAGAAGCTCCATCATTTCTCTAATTTTGCGCAAGGCTTCATCTAGATTGGCTTGGTCAATCAAATCTTTAGGCACAATAGAATCTAGGATTGACTTGATGTCAGCCAGTTTAATGTTCTGGTTCTGCAAAGTTCCTAAGATTGCAAGGTCTTTGTTGAGTTGATTAGTAGCAGCTTCTATGCGAGCTGCATCCTTAGATGCAATAGCATCTTCAAGGGCAAGAATGTCCTGCTTAATTCGCAGGCGCACAATATCGTTAGTAATGGCTAGGAGTTGCCCCTGTGAAGTTACCTTGCCCAACTGGTCTGCTTGGTTAATCATGGCTGCATTGAGTTGGATTTTATCCATATCAAAGACATCGGTAGCCTTGTTAAGGGCTAGATTAGCCTTGTCAAGCGCACCAGATAATCTCTTATCAGCAAGAATCTTAGCCTGAGCTTTAGATTGGTCTTGAGTAAGTTTAGTTATTGCCTTTTGGTTTTTAAGATAACTGCCAGACTGGATGGGATTCTTACCCATAGCGCCAGCATTGTCTTTAGCTCTAAGTGCATCTATTTCATCTGCGACTTTATTAAAGTTCTTTATGGCAGTTACAGGATCAGTAAGTAATTCAAAGATTGAAGGCACTGCATTAGATAGTCTAAAGAATCTGCCAAACTCTACAATCAAGTCACTTATTGCTTCTGAGTATTGTTCAATGTTAGAAGTGGCAGCATCAAAGCTACCACTGGATTCTGTAAGAGCTTGGACGATTCCCTTACCAATAACCTCTTTAGCGTTATTGCCTGCAATGGTCAGCTTGTTAAGTTGGCCTGCATAACTCTCAGCAGCAGAAGATGCTTGCCCTGCAAAGAGTTCAGAGAGTCTTACTTGGATTTCCTCAAAAGATGAGGATGTTAATTCAGCCTTAGATAGTCCTACTCCTAATCGACCTAGTGAAGCATTATTGCCTAGGTAGGCTTTCTGTAATCCTTGGCTAACTGTTGTTAAATCTTTGCCAGTGCCAGCAGATATATCTAGGGCTAGGCCAAGTAAGGTAGTTGCTTTACTGACTGAGGATGTGGCGCGGAGCAACCTATCCATAGCAGGACGAAGTTGATCATCGAGAACGCCTGTCTGCTTTTCTAAATTGCTAATCATCTCATTGACATAGGCTGAGGTATTGCCAGTCTCAAGACCAAGATTCTTTAAGGTGATACCAAGAGAGCGAGCAGCGTTATCATCTTCTATGAATGCCTTGACAGATGCCTTGCCGTAAGCAACTACAGCAGCAGTACCAAAAGTAATGCCAAATGTTCTAGCAAGTCCTTTTACATTTTTATTAAGTTTTGTTACAGCAGTATCAGCCTGCTTAAAGGATTTAATGCCTGTAAACTCGGCCGCTAAATTAATGACTACGGATGGGTCAATGGCCATTATTTAACTCCCATTTCTTTGTAAAACTTTACTTTAGAGTTCTCGATAGCCTTGATAATTGCTGCGTTAGTCTTACCGCCATCTTCTTTCCATGCTCTAAAGATTGCGCGACCCTTCATCTTGCGTGACCTACGACCTGCACCAGTCTGATTATTGGCATCTACTATGCCACCATACTGATCCATAGCTTCAATAAACATATTACCCGCACCCGGGTTATTGCTTCTAGATTGATTCTTATTGCCAGAGCGAATCATTTTGCCGTAGTTAGATTGGCTTTCTCGCACAACTCTAGCCATAGGAGCTTGCTCGCGACCATTAGGATTCTTGCGACCAGCAGTTTCATAGATTGCACCAGCAACAGACATATTGGCAATACGCGCTAATGCTCTAAAGCCTTGCTTATTAGGTTTAGATGGAGTGGTCTTATATCCAATACCGCGCTTGGCTTTGCCCGTACTCCAAATACGATCAGTACCCCAAATGGTTTCACTTGTTCTATTCCATCCACTGAGAGGTGCGCGTGATGGGATAAATCCTCTAGCCTTGTTAGTAATTGGCTTAAGAAGATTACCTAACTCTTTCTGAGTTTCTTTAGCTAGGTCTGGAGCAAAATCTTTAAGAGCCTTACGGAGTGCGAGTGCGCCCTTTACTTCTGTTGGCATCGCTTATCTCCTTTTGCTCATCTTTGAGACCCTTCAACAAGGCTTGAAGCATTATTGGGTCTAACTCTAACAACTGCTGTGGCGCGATTCCCAACCTAATGCTCAAGCGAGCTATTAAGTAGGTGAATGGATAATCGCGCTTTAAGCTAAAGGGTCTGAGTCAAGTACCTCAACACTCTTAAGTGTCTCAATAAACTCAATCCCGAATGGCTTAACAGTTTCACCTGATCTGCGTGTAATCTCCCAAGACAACCAATAGACCATTCCTTGCATTTCTTGTTCACGAAACGCACGATGGAAGCCCATCTTATGATGTAACTCAAAAGAGTATTCCACCGCTGGGGTGATTTCACCTTCAAGTACGCTTCCATCATTACGAACTATCTTTAGTCTTGCCATGAGCTGCCCCTTTGTTTAGTTGATTATGACCAAGTACCAGTAGATGCGTAAGAAGTCTTGCTGTTACATGTGAATGTAATGTCAATCATTCCTTCATCGCCAACTGCACCATTGATGTCAGTTAGGTTATCTACCAAGATTGTACCTGAGTATAGAAGGTTTGTTGCTGATACAACAGCAGATGAATCTTGAATTGCTTGGAAAGCAACTGTAGTTCCAAATGCAGCCTGCAGTGTTGGTAGAACGCTTGCTGTAGCTGTGTCATTCAAGAATGAAACAGTAATCGTATCTGAAGCCAGACCACTAACGAACTTATTGGCGGTGTCGCCCATTGCTGTGACAGAAATCTGGTCTAGCACGCGGTTAAGAGTGAATGCAGTAACATGATCAGAAAGATTGACTGTAGCAATCTTAAATCCGACCTTATTGTTTAAGAAAATTGCCATTGATTATTCCTCATCTTTCTTGGTTGATACTGGCTTTGGTGCTGGTTCGCTGACTTGACCAATCTTCTTCAAGAAGGCCAAATC